GAATGATGACACCTAATGAAGCAATATTTTTATTAGAAAAAACAAAGTTTAAAGAAGAAATTCAACAACTAATTCTTATAAATTTAGAAAGTATAAAAAACACCGAGCAACACCAATACGAAGATAGAGAGGATTACTTTCGTAAGATCAAGGTATTAGAAGAGATTCTTGCGCATTTTGAATCTTTGTCAATTACAGAAAGAATAAAGAAACGTAAATTTTTTTTAACTTAAAAGGATTAAAACTATGAGCGAAACTGTCACCGAAAATCAAGGCATGGAATCGTTAGATACTCAGCAAGCAGCAGGTAAAATTCTTGGTCTAATGGAGCAGAATGAGGCATCGCAAGATCAACCTCAAGAGCCAAAAGCAGAACAAGAAGAGCAAGCAGAGCAGCAAGTAGAGGACGTTGTTGAGGCAGCACCAGAAGAAAATGAAACTGAAACAGAAGAAGCACCGCAACTCGAAACTTATCGGATCAAAGCCGAAGGGGAAGAGCATGAGGTTACTTTAGATGATTTAGTTAAAAATTATCAACTGGAAGCAAATGTTCGAAAAAAGATGGAAACCCTTGCGCATGAAAAAAAGGAAATTGATGGAATAAAAACTGACTTGCAAACTAAGGTAAAAGACTTAGAGCAAGTTACGAAAACCCGTCAGGAATATGATGCAAGACTTCAACAGATAGACCAGTTTTTGTCGCAGCAAAAGGAAGATTTAACAGGCTTGAAAGAATCTGACCCTGTAGCATATGTGACTAAACTTGCAGAACAGCAAGAAAGAGAAAAACAGCAACAACAGGTTCACGCCGAAAGATTAAGGCTTGCTCAAGAGCAACAACTACAAAATCAAAGGCTAATCGAAGAGCGTCTAAAAGTTGAAAGTAAACGTGTTAAAGAAATAATTCCTGATTTCGCTAATCCCGACAAAGCATCAAAATTACAGAATGAATTACGTTCTTATGCGAAGAAAAAAGGGTTTAGTGAGGAAGAAATTAACGTAGCTCCTTTTCAACACGATAGCAGGCACATTGATATAATGTACGAAGCCTATCAGTGGAACAAGCTACAAAAATCTAATCCTAGCGTTCAAAAGAAATTAAACAAAGCACCGAAGATGATGAAACCCGGTGTGAGTCAACCAAGAGATGATAAAAGAACGCGAGTAAACAAACTTAAACAACGAGCCAAGCAGACCGGCAAGATTAAAGATGTTGCCGCTGTCTTGGAAAGTATTATTTAGGAGATTTAAAAAATGGCAACATTTACAACACATAGCGCAGTAGGTGAAAGGGAGGACTTGCAAGATGTAATCTACTCCATTTCTCCGACTGATACACCGTTTATGAACTCAGTAGGTCAAGGGCAGGCGAGTGGAGTTTTGCACGAATGGCAAACTGATAGTCTTGCTTCAGTTAACGTTGGTAATGCAGCAGTTGAGGGGGCAGATGCTTCAACAGCCACATTAGCTGCAACTACCAGATTATCAAACCACTGTCAGATCAGCGAAAAAACTATTTCTATCAGTAGAACTTTAGAAGCAGTTGATAAAGCAGGGCGCAAAAGTGAGGAAGCGTATCAACTTGCGAAAGCAGCAAAAGAGATTAAAAGAGATATGGAAGCAATTCTTCTTTCTAATCAGATTGCAAGTGCAGGTGGTTCGGCTCAAGTTCGTCACTTAGGCGGTCTTCAAACATGGATTGAAACTAATGGTGTGTTTGCTTCTGCTGGTGTCGCAGGTTCTATTGGTTTAACAGCAAGAGTTGATGGAACGATAGATGGCGCAGAAAGAACATTTACAGAAACTTTGCTAAAAACAGTGGTGCAAGAAGTTTACACCGCTGGCGGAGATCCCAATATTCTAATGGTTACTCCTTCTCATAAACAGACTGTGAGTGGCTTTGCCGGGATAGCCGCACAACGTTATATGGCTCCGGGCGATCAGCCTACTACAATTATCGGAGCAGCAGATGTTTACATGAGTGATTTTGGAACAATATCAGTTGTACCAAATCGATTTATGCTTTCATCTAATAGTGCTGATGATGTGGCTTTAGTGATTGATCCAGAGTATTTGGAGGTGAATTTTTTAAGGAACTTCACAACAAATGACCTAAGTATCGCAGGGGATCAGGCGGCTAAGAAGCAACTCGTCGCAGAGTACACTCTAGGGGTTCTTAATGAGGGCGCACAGGGTATTGTTTCTGATTTGGCGTAATGTATGGACTTTAAAAAAACAATTGTTCATCAAAGTGAGAACGGTGTAATCCTAGAAGATGTACAGGATTGCACCGCAATCATTGAACAGAATAAAAAAGAATTTAATCAAACAAAAAAAAGTGATCCTTGGAGCGGTGAGCCTTTTCGTAATAAGGTTGCGTCAATTCCTTTGACTGTTTTTGATGAATTGAACCGGCAAGGCATTTTGAGAGGCTTTTCAGTTGTTGATGAAAAAAAGTTTAAGGCTTGGTTAAATAATTCTGATAATCAATATTTTCGCACTCGAACAGGTAAAATATAATCATGGCTCTAAGTACTTATTCTGAACTACAATCATTAGTTGCAAATTATTTAGCTAGAAGTGATTTAACAGCGCAAATTGTTGATTTTATTCAGTTAGGTGAGGTGCGCTTGCGTAGAGATTTACGATTGCGAGAAATGTTAACTACTGCTGATTTAACAGTAAATGCTCAAGAGGTAGATGTGCCGAGTGATTTTTTACAGCTACGAGAAATACACTTTGATACTACTCCCATAACGCAGCTTGATTATTTAGTGCCGACAAGTTTTTTTAGAAATGGGCGCGTAAAAGAAATAGGCAGACCAGTATTTTATACGGTCACTGGAGATAAGTTTTTGTTTGGCCCTTCTCCAGATGCAACGCTAACGGCTAAATTATTATATTATCAAAAACCTAATTTTTTATCCGACAGCAATACGAGTAATGTTTTCCTTACAACTTGTCCTGATGCTTTACTGTATGCAACATTGGCGGAGAGTGAACCTTTTTTAATGAATGATGAAAGAGTTGCGATTTGGGCTAGCCTATACGATAGAGCGAGAATACAATTAACAAGCAGTGATGATGCCGCGGAGTTTAGTGGTAATCCAATGCAAATGACAGTCACATGAAAGCCATTACTTTTGGAGAATGGTTGCCAGATCAACCACCGATTGCAGGTGCTTTAGTCGAGGCAAAGAACGTTATTCCTAATCAAATAGGATATGCGCCTTTGCCATCTGTTTCCGCAATCAGCAATGATGCTTCAGATACACTTAATGGAGTTTTCGGAGGTCGTTTTGGTACTGTTACAAAAGTATTTGCTACATCGAATACAAAGATTTTTCAATACAGTAGTTCAAATTTAAACTTATCAAATGTTAGTAGATCAGGCAATTATTCTGCAAGTCCAACTGGTAGATGGTCTTTTGCACAATTTGGTAAAGTTGTACTAGCTGCAAATGGAGTAGAGCCACTACAAGGATATACCCTTGATTCTTCTAGTACCTTTCTTAATGTGGCTAGTGCAGCACCAACAGCATCTTTTGTTTCTGTTGTAAGGGATTTTGTTGTATGTGCAAAAATACCAAGTAACCCAAACAGAGTGTTATGGTCAGATATAAATGATGAGACTGATTGGATAAGTGGCCCTGCAAGTCAGTCGGATTTTCAAGATATCCCAGATGGGGGCAACGTCGTTGGAGTACAAGGTGGTGAATTTGGATTAATATTTTTAGAAAAAAGTATTAGCAGAATGACTTATGCAGGTGCACCATTATATTTTCAGTTTGATACACTTAGTAGAGGTTTAGGTTGTTTAGAACCTAGATCAATAGCACAGTATGGAAGTTTATCTTTCTTTTTAAGTGATGATGGATTTTATTATTGTGATGGACAAAAAATTGTTCCGATAGGGGCAGAAAAAATAGATAGATTCTTTTTTAATGATGCAGAATTAGCATTGTTGAATACAATGAGTTGTGCTGTTGATCCTGTTAGAAGATGTGTTTTTTGGTTATATACAAATAATTCATCTGTACAATCTGTTTTAATTTATAACTTTCAAGTACAAAGATGGAGCAGAGGAGAAACAACAGCAGATTTTATTGCAGGAGTAGAAACAGAAGGAATTACATTAGAGTCGTTAGATAATTATAGTGGTTCATTAGATGATTTAGATATATCGTTAGATGATAGATTTTGGTTAGCAAATAATACTTTACTTGCAGGAGTTGAAGGAACAAAAATAGTTGCTTTTAGTGGAGCAAATGCTAAAGCAGAAATTATTACAGGCGATTTAACAAATAAAAACAGTATAATTACATTAGCAAAACCTCAAGTAGATAATGGAACTGCTAGTGTAGCTGTGGCGAGTAGAGATCGATTAGATAGCGATGTTATTTTTGGTGATGCAAGCGAAGCAGATAACGAAAACAGATGCTCTTTGCGCAGTCATGGTCGTTATCATCGCATTAAAGTTTTGCCAAGTGGAAACTATACATCAGCAGTTTCGGTGGAGATAGATATTAAACCAAGAGGTAATCGTTGAGTAATTATCGAGTTTTACCATATTCCGGGGCTGATCCTAGACAGATTAGCGAAGTAGTTAACAATGCGATGGGTGGTAAATTAAATAATACTTCTAGCGTAACTCTTACTGCTGCTAGTGCAACAGAAACGAGTATTAATGATCCAAGAATCGGTGAGGATAGTGTTTTGTTGTTTACCCCAACAAGTTCGGCAGCTATGACTTTTGTGGGCAATATGTTTGTTAGCGAAAGAGCCGATGGTAGTGCAGTTATTACTCATGCGGTTAATACCTCGAGTGAAAGAACTTTTGTTTTCGCAATTCTAGGTTGAATAAAAAGTTTATTGAACCAAATAACCTAAGAGATTTTTGGTTTTATGTTAGGCCAAAATTAGAGATAATTTTATCCCAAAGCCCAGAGCGTTGGATTCCAGAAGATATCTATGCGGACTGTCTTTCTGGTCGATCAATGCTCTGGTTAGGGTTTTATGAAGAAAAGCCTTTCGGGTTTGTTGTTGTTCAATGTCAGGAAATTGATACTCTACATTTATGGGCTGGATATTGCGAACAAAATATTCCAGATGCAGTAAAATGGAAATTAATAGAAGAAGTTGCAAAAGACTTGAAAATGAAAAAAATTAGTTTTGAATCGTGGCGCAAGGGTTGGATTAAAAAATCTAAACAACTAGGATTTGTACCCAGAAAATACATTAAGGAATTATCATGAGTGGTGGTGGAACGCAAACACAAATACAGGAGTTATCTCCTACGCAGGCTCCATTTGTCCAATATGGGCTAGGTGAAGCACAAAGGTTATATCAATCTGCGACACCTTCTTTCTTCCCGGCACAAACATTTGTTGGCCCTAGTCAGCAAACGCAAAGCGGATTAGCAGCTATGCAGAACAGGGCATTAGAAGGAAATCCATTAGTACCGGCTGCACAGCAACAATACTTAAGCACAATTGAAGGAGATATGTTAGGAGCAACTAATCCATATTTTCAGCAAAGGTTTCAAACGGCAGCAGATGCAGCAACGCAAAAATATTTTGATGCTATGAATCAGATTAATTCTCAGGCATCAATGGCAGGAAGATATGGTTCAGGTGCAATGGGTCAACTACAAGATCGAGCAACGGGGCAATTCACAAAATCTTTATCAGATACAGCAGGTGCATTAGCGTTTGATAACTTTGCAAGAGAAAGACAGAATCAACTGATGGCAGCTCAACAAGCACCGATGTTAGCGCAACAGGATTATGCTGATATTGGTCAATTATTGCAAACAGGTCAAATAGCAGAAGGGTATCAGCAACAGGCTTTACAAGATGCGATCAACAGATTTGATTTCCAACAAAATATTCCTCAACAAAGATTGCAAAATTTCCTTAGTGCAGCTTATGGCGCACCTTTAGGGGGCAGAACGACGGCTCAAGTTCCTAGAGGGGGTATTCAAGGTTTACTAGGAGGGGCATTAGCAGGAGGTGCATTAGCTAGTTCTATTCCTGCACTTGGTCCTTATGCAATGCCAATAGCATTAGGAACAGGACTATTAGGGGCATTATAATGAAAAACTTTTTTCAATCTTTATTTGGTGCTTCACAAAACAATTTAAACAGAAATCAAGCACGAAATATGTATAGACAAAGTTTGCTTGATGATTTGTTAAAAGCACAGGCTATGAGCAAAAATATATCACCTGCTATGAATCTTATGGGTGGTATAAGTGGTTCTCAAACAGATCAACAAAGAAATATGACTATGCCTAGTTTCGCAACTTCTGCGCTTAATCCAACAAACGCTATGAATACTATGGCTAGGGGAGGTGCATTATCTGGTGGTGGAATTAGTGGAGATAGAGGCGCACAAATACGAGGAGGGTTATTAGGTGCTGTTAATCAACCACAATCACAAAGTCAACAAGGATTATTAGGTTTACTGGGGAATCCTTTATTTGCGATTGGCACTGCACTTTTAAACCCTAGGCAATCGATAGGACAAAACCTACAACAAGGGTTTCAAAATGTAATGCAACAACAAATGTATAAGACAGAGCAGGATAGAAAAAATCGTGCGGATATGATTAAACTTGCGCCCCTAATTAAACAAAATCAAATTAAAAATATTATTAACCAAAGTGGAATTACCTCTGACAGCATTAAACAAATGCAAGCTATTGACCCAATAGTAACGGGAAATATTTTAAAAAGCATAAAAGAGGGAACTCAGTCATCAAGGCAAATCAATGCAATGAATACTGGTGGAGGAACAAGTTCAAACCCATATCGATTGCAATACGAAACAGCAATTTCGGCAGGTGTAGAACCTGGAAAACTTGCTGCTTTCAAAAGCATAATTGAAGGGATTGATGTGGGAGTTTATGATCTATCAAATCCATTAGATATAAATGCAATTAATCAGGTTGCGAGCAGTGTAAATCGATTGATTGAAAATGTTGGGAAGACACAAAGAGATGAGGTAGGTTTAGGCATACGACAATCCGCAGAAAAAAGAGCAGCAGAAGGAGATATTGGAAATCAAGCAGAGGCACAAGCAGCCACTTTCTTAACCAGAATGTTAGGAGCAAACAAAAGGATTGACTCCCAAGCATTTGATAAAACTGGGAAACCAATATTAATAAACGGAAAACCAGTTTCCATTCGAGATGTTGCTAACAAGCCTGAGATTTCTGCAAAATTAGCAGGAATATTTCCATTTGTTGGTTCAACTGTTGAGAATATTTTTACCTCTCCTAATAGACAAGTTTATAAAAATGCAGCGATGGATTGGATAACTGCAAATTTACGAAAAGAGTCTGGAGCAGTTATTTCAGAAATAGAATTTGAAAGAGACTTTGTTAAATTTTTCCCGCAAATTGGAGACAGTCAAAAAGTTATAGAAGCCAAGAGACAAGCAAGAAAAAACGCAGAAAAAGGCATGAGAGCATCAGCAGGAAAAGCAATAAAAAGACTTCCTGATTTAGATCAAGGAAACACAACAAATCAACAACAACCAAATCAACAATCCAATGTGGGCCGAACTCCTACATTAGAAGAATTGCTTGAAGAGAAAAGAAAACGGCAACGATAATATAAGGATTGACCATGGATTTATCCAAACTTACAGATGAAGAGTTGGATTCGATGATTGCGCAAAAACAAACATCAACTCCTAAACCTTCAACTGCTCCATACATAGATTATTTTGGAAACGAATATCAAGTTCCAAAAAAAGTATCAGATACAACAAAAGAATTAATCAGGCAGTTAGGTTTAACAGCAAGGGGAGCAATAAGCGGCCCTGCATCGTTTTTAAGTCTAGTTGGGGACCCTTTAAATTTAGTAGCCAATGTTGCAACCGGCTCTCCTGTATCTGGGAAAAGTACGTTTATGCCAGTATCTCAGGCATTTAATCAACTCCTAGGAAAAGATTATTTAAATCTTCCTGATCCAAAAGGGAAAACAGAGAGAATTGTACAAGATGTTTTATCTGCGGGTTCTGGTGTTGGTTCAGTGTATAAAGCAGCAGAAAAACTTCCCAACCTTTTTGGGAAAAAAGCAGAACCATTAAAAGATTTTTTCACTATGGGTGGACCTAGTTTTCAAACGGCAGGTGGTGGAGCCGCGGCCCTTGCAGTTGGTGCGGCAAGAGAAGGAGGAAGACCGCCATTAGAACAATTAGCCTATGGAATTGGTTCAGGCACTTTAGTTCCTAGTGGTGGAGCAGGAGCAAAGATAGGAGCGGAGTCTATTGCAAGAGGTGCAAAGTCAACGGTGCAACCATTTACAGAAGAAGGCCGAGAAGTAATTGTCGGAAATGTTTTAAACCAACTAGCAAGAGATCCAGTTTCAGCAAAAGCAAATATTGACGCTTCAAAACCAACCATACCAGGATCTATGCCTATGACGGCAGGAGCATCAAAAGATGTTGGGTTGGCAAGTGCAGAACAACCAATTCGATCTTTCGATGAAACTGCAAAGTTTTCCGAAAGAATTGCGAAAAATAATGCAGCTAGAAGAATTTTATTAGAAAAGTTTACAGACCCAGATAATATTGCTCAGGCAGAAAAATCCAGAGATACATTTACAAACCCATTGCGAGAGACTGCTTTCAAAAAGGCAGAAGATGCAGGAAGAGTTGTAGATGTAGATTCTATTTTGGAGAAAATTGAATCAATATCCTCTGGTCCTACTGGGGCAAGAGAAGCGGTGAACTCTGCTATGAAACAATTTAAATCGCAAATAGAAAATGAAACTGGCGATGTAAGAAGGCTTGATTCTATTCGTCAGAATATAAACGATTACATTCAAGGAAAAATCGTTGGTTCCAAAGCAGAAAACTTTAAACTTGCTAAAGGTGAACTTACACAACTAAGAAATTTTATAAGCAATGAAATAGATAAAGTTGCTCTAGGTTACAGAAATTATTTAAAAAAATATTCAGAACTTACAAAACCAATAGAGCAACAAAAAAAAATTCGTGAGATAGAAATAAAATCAATAGAAGGTGGTCAGCAAGACCCTTTAACAGGCTTTGAAACCATTCGCCCAGTAACATTTAGAAAACTTGTTTCAGATAAAAAAGATAAGTTAAAAGATGTTTTAACAAAAACGCAATTAGCAACACTGCAAAATATATCCAGAGATATTGATCTGGGTTTAGCAGGCCAATCACCTGCGGTACGAACTCCCGGTTCTCCTACTTTTAAAAACTTTTCTGTTGCAAATATTATTGGAGATATTATCGGAAAGCAAACCTTTGGAGATGTTGGCCCGATTGCTTCAAAAATAACTTTGCCTTTACAGTTTTTATACAATTCACCAGATCAAATGGTGCGAGAGTTATTAGTTGATGCAATGCTTGACCCAAAACTAGCATCAAAACTTTTAGGGAAAGCCACTCAAAAAAATGTTCAAGCAGTAAGCGAGCAGTTACAAGAAAAAGCAAAACAGATTGGTTTTGGTCAATTTTTAATATCAACGGAATAATATAATGGCAAAAACAAAAATCTCAGAATATTCACAAAATGCATCAAATAATACCGATGTTGGATCTATTAACCTATCAGAAGGCATGGCTCCATCTCTAGTCAATAACTCGATTAGAGAATTAATGAGCCATATTAAAGATTTTCAAGCAGGTTCAAGTGGAGATACTTTAAGACTTACAGGAAAATTAACAGTTGATAGTAGTGCAGAAATAACAAGTGGCTTAAGTGTTGCAGGGAATTTTGTAAGTACAGGAACATTTAGTCCAAGTGCATTATCTACGAGTTTATTAACTGCAAGCGGTGGAACAATTGATGGAATGGTTATTGGTGCTTCCTCAGCATCAACAGGTACTTTTACAATAATTAATGCTTCAACCAAAATTAATGGCCCTGTTAGCGCAGCTTCAGTTATAGCAAATACAGTTTCAGCAGGGAATGTTCATGGTTCTTTTCACGGAAGTTATTCTGGTGATTTAACAGGAACGGTTAATCATACAACTGGTACCTCCACAGTAGCCAACTTAATTGTTACAGGGAAATTAGACTTAGATGCTTCCACCACGGCAACACTGACTGGATTATCTGCTCCGACTGCAAACACTGACGCAGCTACTAAAAT